CCGGCGGCCCTGACGGCCAACAGCGACAGCAGCGTCAATACCGACGACGATCTCAAGCGCTTCAAGATGGCGCCGGGGATGGTCTGGGAGGGCGACCCGGGCGATACCGTCCAGCCGATTGGGGCCACGCGCCCGACCAGCGTCTTCGGCGAGTTCATGGGCAAGTGTCTGTCTATCGCCGGCCGCGCCGCCGGGATGCCGCTGATGCTCATCACGCAAGACCTCAGCGGTGCGACCTTCATGAACGCCCGCATCGCCAACCAGATGGCTCAGGAGCGCTGGCTCAAGGTCCAGGCCTACGTCGTCAAGCCGCTGGCGTCGCGATGGTGGCGGTGGCAGACCCAGCGGGACATCGACAGCGGGGAGCTGGCCCCGGCGCCGCAGGACTGGCAACGTCACGAGGTATTGTGCCGGCGCTGGCCGTACGTCAATCCACAGCAGGAGGCCACGGCCGACGAGAAGAATTTGGGCAACGAGACCACGACGCGGACGCGCATTTGCGCCCGGAGCGGCGTGGACTTCCGCGACCTGGTCCGGGAAAAGGTCCGCGAGGCCGAGATCGAGGCCGAGGAGGGCCTGGTGCGCGACCCCGGGGGCAAGCCGGAGGCAGAAAGGGACGAATCCGATGGCGACAGCGACAGCGATGAATGAGACGAAAGAGCGGTTCGACGGCGGCACGCACGCGCCGCAGGCGGCGTGCGTGTTCAATTGCCCGCCGGAGTCGGTGTGCTTTACCGACGGCTCCGACGAGCAGAAGCGTTTCGCTATAGAGGCCTACGACGGCGGTATCATCCTCAATCACTGGTACTGGGGCAATCTCGCCTTCGATCTGGACGGTCTGAAATTCGCCGGCCGGCGGACCCCGGTACTGGACACGCACGACACGGCGGCGCGGCTCGGATTCGCGACGAAACAGAACATCGATGACGAGGGCGTACATTTCGAGGGCCAATACCTCCGCAATGCCCGGGCGCGGGAGGTGCAGGCCGATATGGCCGACGGCTTCCCGATGCAGGCCTCGCTCTCACTGTCGCCGGGCATTATTGAACAGGTTAAGGACGGCGAAACGACCGAGGTCAACGGCCATCGCCTCCGGGGGCCCGGCGCGGTCTTCCGCCAAACGGTGATTCGCGAGGTCAGCATGTGCGTACTCGGCGCCGCCCCGAACACGTCCTCGACGCCGTTGGGCGGCGGCGATAACACGATCGAATTTTCCCTGACGCAAAGAAAGGACCCAATCATGGCAAACGAGAAGAAAACCGAGGCCGTGACGCTGGAGAGCTTCAAGGCCGAGCACCCCGACCTCTACGAGCAGGCCCTCACGCTCGGCGGCGAGGCGGAGAGGTCGCGATTCGCCGAGTTGCAAAAGGCCTGCGGCGACGACGCGGTACTGCTGGCGCAGGCCTTCGCCGAGGGCTGGGACACCGAAAAGGTGCACGCGGCGCGGGCGGAGAAGTTGGCGGCGGAAAACGCCGCGCTCAAGGACAAGCTCGCTGAGCGACAATCCACGCCCAACGCATCGCAAGATGCCGCGACGCAGGAGTTCATCGAGCAGCCGGCCCCGCAGGACGAAGCCGAAAAGGAGACCGAGTTCGACGAGGCCACGGCCACCGACGAGCAGCTCCGAGAGCATTTCGCCGCCGACCCGGAATTGCGCGAGGACTTCGGCGGGAACGTGGACGAGTACGTCGCTTTCGTGGCCGCCGATCGCGACGGCCTGGTGAGAATCAAAGGCAACTGACGGTCGCGGGACGGCAATGACAACCGTTTCGACGGGCCAATGAAAGGACAGGAGATCATGGCGAAGGAAACAACCAAAGCGGCGCCGGGCCCGAACCGGCAGCAGATCCTGGCCGAGATCGATGCGATGAGCGTCGAGCAGGCACAGGAGGTCTTGCCGGGGTTGACCGCGCGGATCGCGGCGAGTCTGCGCAGTGCCCCCGGCCTGAACTGGGGCACGATGGGCTTTACCCTGGCCAGCGACGATCCGTTCGCGGCGGCCGCACTGCGGCTCTACTGCACCGCGGCGAAGATCGCGCAGGCCTCCCTGCCGGCAGTACTGCCGTATAAGGACGCCGCCAGCGTGCCGGCGCTACAATCGTATATCGTGCGGGCCAGCGGCGCCGGCGACGAGGCGCGCGTGAAGGCCGCCGAGGCGGCCCTGGCGAAGTGCACAAAGAAATAGCGGGTTGACGACCGGCGGCAGCATCGCGCGGGAGACGGCTCGAAAACGAAAGGAGAACCGATATGGCGCTTTCAGCAGACGCTTATGTCACACAAGTCACCGGGTCACGCAACAGCGTCCCGGCCGCCGCCTCGGCGACGATCTACGAGGGCTCGATGGTCGGGCTGTCCAGCGGCTACGGGCGGGCCCTGACCGCCGGGGACGTTTTCCTCGGCCATTGCCTCGAACAAGTAGACAATTCCAGCGGTTCGGCGGGCGACGAGGACATCATCGTTCTGACCGGCCGCTACCGGCTCAAGGTTGCCGTCAGCGGTGTGGCGGTCACGGACGTGGGCAGTCCGGTCTACGCCAGCGACGACGCCACCGTGACGCTGACGCCCGGCGGGTACAGTCCCGTCGGCACGATCACGCGGTACGGATCGAGCGGCTACGCCGAGGTCGAATTCAACACGTGTCCGTGGAATCCGTTGGAAATCGCAGCGCGCAGCCGCACGGCGGCCCAGTTGCCGACGCTGGCGATCCTCAAGAATTTCAACACCCAGAAGCTGCTGCGCAACCCGATGGCCGGTTCCTGCCTGTTCACCGATTTCACCGGCGGCGGCCTGCCGGACGTGCGGTTCATCGATGCGACCTACGCCGCCAGCGCCGGCGGCAAGACGCCGACCGAACACATGTACCTCGGGGTGACGGCTATTGGCGAGCTGCTCTGTTTCACCACGACCGACAACCAAGCGGTCGAGGGCCAGTGGGCGTGCCCTATCGTCGTCAGTGGCGGTAACAAATGGGCCTTCGGCGTTCGCGTCAAACAAAGCGTTCTGACCGACTCTAAGTGCGGCTATTTCGCCGGCCTGATGCTCGGGCAAAAGCTCACCGGCGACTTGATCGCTGACGGCGGAACGCTGCAAACGGAAGGGTCGCTGGGCTTCCAGGTCAAAGAGGGAGACGGCGACAAGATCGACCTCGTGTACGATGAGACGGGCCAGAGCCAAAACGAACACGACGACGATTACGTGACGCAGGTCGCCGACACCTACAACGTGCTGGAGCTCTACTGCAACGGCACGACGATACAGGGCTACGTCGACGGCACGGCCACGGGCACCGCCATCAGCGCCGTCGACATCGCGGCGGCGGATTTCCCGACGGGCAAGGTGTTTGTGCCGACCTTCGCGATGAAGGGTGCGGCGGCCGACGATTTTACCGTCACGCTCGACTGGATGTATGCCGTCCAGGAAGGCTGATCGGACAGTGACAAGTGAATAACGGGTTCACCGCCGGGGCCGGCCAGCCTCGAACGTGACGCAAGGCAGACAACAAACGGCCGTGTAGGGGCCTACACCCTCTACGCGGCCGTTTTCGTTTGCGCCCGGGACAATCAGGGGCCTGTGGGTCCACAATGAAAGGAGCATCGAAATGGGCGCGAGTTCATTAGGTTCCAGAGCGATCATCGGCAAATTCTTCGCCCGATTGCAGCAGTATCTCGGGGCGAGCTGGATCGACCGCGTGAGTGTGCGATTCGATTCGGACCAATCCTCCGAAACGTACCAATGGTTGGGCATGGTGCCACAGATGCGCGAATGGCTGGGCGGTCGCCACGCCAAGGGGTTCCGCGACAACGGCATCACGATCGCCAACAAGAAATTCGAAGCCACGCTCGAGGTGCCCGTCGACTGGCTACGGCGCGACAAGACCGGGCAGCTCGACATCCGCATCGCCGAACTGGCCCAGCGGGCGGCCAGTCACTGGACCAAGCTGCTCAGCACGCTGATCACTAACGGCACCGGCTCGACCAGCGGCCTGTGCTACGACGGCCAGTATTTCTTTGATGACGACCACAGCGAAGGCAACAGCGGCACGCAGAAGAACCTGCTGACGGCGACGGAAGTCGCGAAATTGAATATTTCGACGGCGACGGCGCCCACGGCCACGGAGGCCATCGACGCGATTATGGGCGTCATCGCCTACATGCTCAACTACGTGGATGACGAGGGCGAGCCGATGAATAGCGAGGCCCGCGAATTCCTGGTCATGACCAGTCCGGTGCTATGGGCGTATCTGACCAAGGCGATTTTCGGCACGACCGACTCGGCGGCGGCCGACAACGTCATCAAGGAGCTGGCCAAGGACGGCTTCCAGGTGCGCCTGGCGGCCAACCCACGCTTGTCCTATACGACGCAATTCGTGACGTTTCGCACGGACGCCCCGGCGGCGGCCCTGATCCGCCAGGAAGAGGAAAGGATCACGATGGCGGCCAAGGCCGAGGGCTCGGAGTTCGAGTTCGACAACGATGCGCACCAGTACGGCATCAAGGCGATTCGCAACGTGGGCTACGGCTACTGGCAGTACGCCAGCCATTCGACCTTCAGTTGATCGGAGGGTTCGCAAGCGGCGCAGGGGCCGGCGACTGAGCCTGCCCCTGCCGTTACCCTCGCTGCGGGGTTTGACCTGGCGGCGGGATGGGAGGTGACGTGTTAGAGTACGACCCGACGGTCAAGGTGGGGCGGATGACCCGGGACCACGTGACGTGCGTCCTCGGCGACGAGGACGATAAGCGCACCTGCGCCCCGCAGATGCGCCTGCGTCTCTGGGGCGAGGACGAGCTGGCCCTGACGCTGCCCGGCGAGCCTACCGCCGCCCCCACCGTCACCGCCGACGAGATCCGCCTGCCGTGGTCGATGGGCACGATGACCTGGCGCGCCGACGGCGAAAAACTGCGCTGGCTGCTGCACCTGCCGCAGCGCCCGCCGAGCAATCAATACGTCATGACCCTCGACGGTCAATGGCGTGATTTCGATTGGTTCCCGCAGGCACCGTTTGCGAATCCCACCGAGTTTATCCGCAACGGACGGCTTTGGCTCCGGCAAGCCGAGGCGGACGGCCCGGCCGAGCGGCCCATCGAGGTCGATGGATCGGTCGCCGTCTACCACAAGGCCAAACGGGACAACGCGTATCGCGCCGGCAAGGCGTTTCACATCCTGCGCCCGCTGGCCCGCGATGCCATCGGTCGCACCGCCTGGGT